ATTGAGACTAAGAAATGATTTACGCTATTTATGACGACAAAGGGCAGATTGTCAAAAGCATTGATTGCCCACCTGAACACATAGAGCGGCATGTAAAGGCAGGTCAAGGCTATTTGCAAACAGCGGCTCACGATGGCACGCACTATGTCGAGAATGGCAAGTTAATCGCAATGCCTGCCAAGCCATCGAATAAGCATGTGTTTGACTATGACTCGAAAGAATGGGTTGAAATTAAACCACAAACAGCCGAAGACGTATTACAGAAAATCAGGGAGCAGCGAAACATGCTGCTTTTGCAATCAGACTGGACACAGTTACCTGACTCACCTTTAAGTGATAGCAAGAAGCAGGAATGGCGAGACTATCGGCAGGCGTTAAGAGACTTTCCAGAATCAGGCTCTAATGAATGGCCAGAGCCGCCAATGTAAAAACATGTGATAGCGTGTTAAAATCAACGTAATTATTTGAAAGGTACAAGCAATGTCAAAAATTAGCGAATTATCAGATGGCGGTGCAATCCAGAGCGGCGACACACTCATAGCCGTTCGCTCAGGTGGTAACGTAAAGGTTACTTACGGCGGCACAACGACTGCGAATATAGACGGCGGCACAATTGACGGCACGGTTATTGGTGGTTCTTCTGCGGCGGCTGGTACGTTTACAAGCATTACGGGTACGAGTGCTAACATTAACGGCACAGTGACTGCTGATGGGCTTGTTGTAGGCGATAATCAATGGATTTATGCAGGTAATGGAGCAGATTTAAAGATAGGACACGATGGCACAGATAATATTATTAGGGCGCAAGGTAGTCCACTTTACATAGATGCTAACGGAACTACCTTTAGAGGTTACAGCCCATACACGAAGCACATGGATATAGCCTCCAACGGCGACATCAGCTTCTACGAAGACACGGGCACAACGGCCAAGTTCTTCTGGGACGCGAGTGCTGAGTCGCTGGGTATTGGTACTACGAGTCCTGCGGGTGCTTTGCAGGTCTATACGGCCACTACTAACGGCCAGTTGTTCTTAACTTCACCCGATACAGGCCAAGCTCAACTTAGTTTCGGCGGCACTACTGATCCGGATGGTGGTTACATACGTTATTCCGATAGTTCGGATTGGATGGCTTTTGCAACGCAGACCACAGAACGCATGCGCATAGACTCATCAGGCAATGTTGGTATTGGTACGAGTAGTCCTAGTGCTGCCTTAGATGTAGTAGGTGAAGCCACGGTAGGCAACGGTACATACGGCATTAAGCTATCCTATTCGGCAGGTAGTACAGCAGGAGTTATTGACACTGCTGATAGTGCAACAAACCTATCAGTACGTACTGGTGGCACAGAACGCGCAAGGCTGGACTCATCAGGCAACTGGTTGGTGGGGAAGACTTCAGCTGATTACACAACCGCAGGTGTTATGGTTGAAGGTGACGGGACTGTCTCTAGTGTAAAATCTGGAGTAACAGGCGTATTTAACCGTTTAACATCTGACGGTGACATTGTTCAGTTCCGCAAAGACGGCACAACCGTGGGGAGTATTGGCGTAAATACTGATCGACCATATTTTACAAGAGTAGAGGGCGGCTTTAGTTTAAGCAGTAGTGGGCATTTCATTCCTGCTACTTCAGATGGCAGTGTATCTGACAATGCTAGAGATTTAGGTTTATCAGTTGCAAGATGGAAAGACCTCTACCTATCAGGCGGTGTATACCTCGGCGGTACTGGTGCGGCTAATCTGCTAGATGACTATGAGGAGGGTACGTTTGACGCTGAGTTTGCAGATGCAGAAACGGGAGGAAATACGGCTAGTATTGTAACTATAGGTGGGACGTATGTAAAAATTGGAAGCCTTGTTACAATAAATATTTATATGCTAAATATTGACACTACAGGCTTAACATCTACCAACCCTATTTTTATAAGAAACTTGCCTTTTGTTGCTGCTGGCGGCGAAACAGGAGTTTGGACAGGTTCTATGTTCTCAGACCGTCTTACGTTTACTGATATGTCGGCTCCTTACGTTTTTAACGGCAAGTCTTTTTTTAAAATAATGGATATTACTTCAGGCGGTGCTGATTCTGAACTTTTAGTTTCGTCAGTAACATCAGGAAGTGCTGATTTATATTTTTCAATATCATACCGTGCTTAATTATCTCAAGTGGACTCTTGAGACGGACTAAAGGAGAAACACAATGGCATTAACTAAAGAAACAGTAGCAGACAAGATCGAAGTAGTAGACACAGGCGAAAGCACTGTTGTACAAGTACGCACGGCTACACGTATCGTTGAGGACGGAGAAGTAATCTCTAGCTCTTATCATCGTCACGTGATTAATGCAGGCGATGACTACTCACAAGAACCTGCTAACGTACAAGCTATCTGCGCCGCAGTATTTGGAGCATAACCATGTGGACTATCAAACTACTTGAATACACAAACAATGACGACAAGGCAGTCCTAGTAGCACACTGGGGCTGTGAGCTTGTAGATGGCGATTACAGCGCCTCTAGCTATGGCACTTGTGGCTTCAGCCCAGACCCTTCAGACCCTTCTTATATCCCTTATGAGAGCCTCACAGAAGCTGACGTACTAGCATGGGTCTATGAGTCTGTAGACAAGGACGCTACTGAGGCGGCACTGGCGGCTAACATTGAAGAGCAAAAGGCTCCAAAGACCGTTGTAGGTACACCGTGGTAAAGCAAGCACTCAAGTCTAGGACTGTGCAGTTTGGCGTAGCTTTAGCTTGCTTGTCAGTTCTCCAAGGCTTTGTAGGCTTTATCCCTGCAAGCCCTGCGGTACAGGCTGTGATAGGCTGTGGTATTGCCAGCGGTATTGTAATCCTACGTTTTATGACAACCATGCCAGTCAGTGAGAGATAATCATGGAACAGTCCTTTATCAATATGCTCGCTGGAGCAGTCTCAGTCTTGTTCGGTTGGATACTTAAGACCGTGTGGGACGCTGTCAAAGACCTGCAACACGCCGATGATGAGCTAGTTGATAAGGTCAATCGCATTGAAGTCTTGGTGGCTGGCGAGTACGTTAAGCGCGAAGACTTCAGAGCAGACATGGACAGGTTGTTTGATAAGCTAGATTTAATTGATAAGAAGCTAGACAGCAAGGCTGACAAATGATTGCAGAGCTTGCCGCGTTCAATGCTGCCTACTCAGTAGTTAAAGAGTTCGTAGCAAACGGCAAAGACTTAACCGACTGCTTTGGTTTCATCGGTCAGATGACTACAGCCAAAGAAGACCTTAAGTTACGGCAAGCAAAGAAGAATGGCTTTACGAGTGACGCTGAGGAATTCGCCGCACTGGAACAGATGAAGAAAGCCGAAGACGATCTTCGAGAATTGATGCAGTATTACGGTAGAGCAGGTTTATGGGACGACTTTGTAAAGTTCCAAGCCGAAGCTCGGAAGGCTAGACTTTTAGAGCGCAACGAGAGAATCAAGAAGATCAACCAGCGCTGGCAGTATGCGAGCATCATAGTCGCTGGCGGGATAGGTCTTATTGGTATGTATGCTATCTTTGTAGTAGCCAGCGCAGTATTAGGGGGTTGATATGTGGCAAGCATTAATCGGGCCAATAGCTCAAATCGGCAAGCAGTGGCTAGAGAACAAGCAGGAAAAGTCACTGGCTAAACACCAATCGGAACTAAAGCGCATCGAGCAGGAAGGCGCTGCCGAAACTTCACTTATTGCTCAGATGGCGACAAGCTGGAAAGACGAGTATTGGACTTTGGTTGTATCAACTCCAGTCCTTGCCATTATGTACGGTGTGGCGACTGATAACGATAAGATCATTAAGCGGGTACACGAAGGCATGAGCGCATTGGAAGCTATGCCAACGTGGTTCCAGTTTATTCTAGGTGTGGCAGTTTTAACTTCGTTTGGCGTTAAGGTAAAAAACAATATCTTTGGAGGCAAATAATGTCTTACGAGTTTGACACAAACAACACAATAAGCCCTTTGATAGATATTGCGCGAGGTTATTACCGTGAAATGCGCCCTATTAACCTTTTTGGCTTCAACCGCACCATTGGCACTACTTTTGAAAGTATTTTTAACAACGGCGGCGGCACTTATCCTTTCTTGGCTTCTGCTTCTGTTTTATCTTGCGTTAGCTCTAGTGCTAGTGATACCGCGGGCTTATATATCGAAGGTCTGGATGCAAATTACAACCCTATATCGGAAACTTTAACACTTAGCGGCACAACGCCTGTAAGCACTTCTCAGGCATTTTATAGAATCAATAGGTGTCGCATGGCCACAACGACTAACGTGGGCAATATCAGCGTTAAAGTAAGCACAAATACATTAGCGTATATTGAGGCTGGCACAGGTGTTCACCAAGCAGTGGTTTACAGTGTGCCTGCAAACTCAAAGCTATATATTACTGCCGTCTCATTTGCTTCTGGCACGGTTAACCCCAATAAGTATTTAACGGGTATTGCTAGAATGATTTTGCCTAACGGATTGGTTCAGCGATTCTGGCAATCAACTTGGGCGGTTGGCTTTCTGCAATTTGCTATACCAATGCCGTTTATCATTCCTGAAAAAACAGACTTTGAATTTCAGGTAAAAAGCTCAAGCGGAGAAAACGAAATTGACTGCTACTTGGCAGCGTTCCTAGAGACTGACGGCTGGTTAGTCGATCAAATTAACAGGGTTTGGGAATGAAACGCTTAATTGAAATGCTCAAGAGGCATGAAGGGCTAAGACTTAAACCTTACAAGTGTACTGCTGGCAAATTAAGCATAGGCTATGGCCGCAACCTCGAAGACATGGGCATTAGCGAAGTCGAGGCCATGGTTATGCTTCGCAATGACATAGAGCAATGCTATGAAGAATTAAGCGTATTCTCTTGGTTTGAAGACCTAGACCAAGTGAGGCAGGAAGCCTTAATAAACATGCTGTATAACTTAGGTCTGCCAACATTCCTGCAATTTAAAAAGACACTCAAATTTGTGGCCGAGGGTAAATACTCGCAAGCCGCTGCCGAAATGCTAGATTCCAAATGGGCAACTCAAGTTGGCGACCGCGCTAACGAACTTGCCTATATGATGGAAACTGGCGACTATCTTAAATAAAAAGGTTTACATACTTAAACCATTCCCTTATAGTTAGTCCTGTAGTTAACGGAGGGATACTACATGGACGAACTAAATCAAATCGAATACTCAGAGTGGTTGCGCTGGTGCGGAACTGTTGACGCTGAGTTGTATTCAAATCCTATTGATGATGACCCTGACTATTTAGCAGGGTTTAACCAGCGTTACGCTGAATTAGAGTGCGAGGCAAACAACAATGTTAGATTCTAAACTTAGCCCACCTGACTATCAGGACTACGAAGACTGCCACTACTGCGGTAAAGATTTGCTAATAAGCGATCACACGGTATGCCCAGAGTGTGCAGAGTTACGCGTTTTAGATTTGGCGCGCGAAAACAAAACATTTTTGACTGAGATCATCGCGGGCGAATATGCGGCTAGCATGGATGATTACTCAGATAAGATTTTATACGCGTGGGAGTCAAACGATTCTGACGCGGCATTCGATGCGCTACTTGATGCTTTCAGTGGTGCAGTTTTAAAAGCAATGGAGGGAAAACTATGATTAGTAAAAAACTTGCAGAGATTCAGGCCAAGCTAAAAGCACCAAAAGGCCAGATGAATAAATTCGGTGGTTACAAGTACCGTTCGTGTGAGGATATCCTAGAGGCCGTAAAACCGCTTCTGGGCGATCTTGTGCTCACGATAAGCGATGATATTACTTTGGTCGGGGATCGCGTCTACGTGAAGGCTACGGCGACTGTAAGCGATGGTGAGCAGAGTATTTCTACAACAGCCTTTGCTCGCGAGGCAGAAGTTAAAAAAGGCATGGACGAAGCTCAGATTACAGGCTCGGCTAGCTCTTATGCTCGCAAGTATGCTCTGAACGGCCTGTTTTGTATTGATGACACAAAAGACGCTGACGCAACTAACGATCATGGCAAGCAAGTTAAAGCGATTAGCGATGACCAAGCGGCGATTATTTACGACTTGATCGAGAAGACAAACACCGACATTGATAAATTCTTAAAGGCTTTCCATATTTCGTGTGTCGAAGATTTGGGCGAAGCATCGTTTGACAAAGCGTTTAAGGCTTTACAGGAGAAGTTAAAAAATGCGAATAAGTAACTTTGAGCAAGGCTCGCAAGAATGGTTAGAGTCAAGGTTGGGGCGTCCTACGGCGTCCAACTTTGGAAAGCTAATTACGCCAACAGGTAAGCCGAGCAGTTCAGCGGACACTTACATAAACGAGCTAATCGCCCAGCGCATTACTGGTGAGTTGCCAGAGTTTTACACTAACGCGGCAATGGAGCGAGGTAATGAGTTGGAGCCTGCCGCTAAGACATTGTACGAACTCATGAACGATGTTGAGGTGGTAGAAGTTGGCTTGTGTCTACATGATACCTTTGAGTGTGGCGCTTCGCCTGATGGCTTGGTGGGCAATGATGGTGGGATTGAAATAAAGTGCCCGCTGCCACATACGCACGTTAGTTATTTAAGGGATGGCAAGGTTCCAAGTAAATATATTCCACAGATTCAGGGCTGTTTGTGGATCACGGAACGGGAATGGTGGGACTTCATGTCTTACAACCCATCTATGCAAGATTTGATTGTGCGCGTTTATAGGGATGAGGCGTATATCAAAAAGCTGGCTGACGCTGTAACCAGTGCAGTCGAAATAATCGAAACAGAAACTTTTAAATGGAGTAAATAACCATGAGTCAATACGACAACACAAATAGCGGTGCAATTTTTCCTGCTAGAGAAAAGAAAACCGAAAAACATCCAGATATGACAGGCAGCTTAAATGTTGAAGGTGTCGAGTATTACGTTAGCGGTTGGACTAAAGTGTCGCAGAAAGGCCAGAAGTTTTTAAGCCTATCAATTAAGGCTAAACAAGAGGTTGCGCAAAACAATGTGCAAAAAGCGCAGCAGATAGTTGCTGAAGATTTTCCTGATGATGATTTGCCGTTCTGAGGTGGCTATGATTGGGCATAAAGTAAAAATGGCAATGACCGACAAGCGCGTTACGAATAAGCAGTTAGCGGACAAGCTGAATGTGTCTGTACAGACTGTTTACAAGTATCGCATAGCGGATGATCTGAGGTGGAGCACTATCACAAGAATTTGTGATGCTCTGGGAATTACAGAGGTTCAGCTTTTAAGCTACTAAAAAAAAGCCCGCTGGAGGGAGCGGGCTGTTGCGTGTAAACGCATAGGGAGTTATCATTGAAGTGCGAAGAACAATGATGGAAAGAAGTATACCTACCCCTTTAGGAAAATTCCATCATTCCAATTCGCAGAGTTTAGCGGGCGTTAGGCTTGGGAATCTAAAAACCCAAGAGCGGAGTTGACCCTCTCTATGATGCGCCTCCCAGTGCCGAGAGCAGGTAACGGGAATAGACGACAAGATTCGATACGCTAAACAACGCTCGTCATTATTATTAACTTTCATTGTTGTGCGTTAGCACATCAAAAGGGTAAGTGTGGAAAATGGATAAGAAAATGCTTTTTAAATTCATCGAAGAAACATTAGAAAGAGATGATAATTTATTACTAATAACCATGAGTGAGCGGGACGTAAGTTTCGTAGCAAACTTCGACCGCGAACACTTAAAAGACTTTATCCTTGCGCTGGCGGCTAACCTCGGCGCAGGTGGTGAAGAAACCTTGCACTAAACTCTGGAGGGAGTTATGACACAACAAGAAAGAATCTTAAAATATTTACAAGAAGGCAAAGTGCTTAACAGGTTGAATGCTTGGGATAATTTAGGCATTTTGGAGGCACCAGCGAGAATCTCGGAACTGAGAAACAAGGGTTACGGAATAAAGACCAGTTTCAAAACGGTTTTAAATCGCTATGGTGAAAAGGTCAAAATTGCGGAGTGGCAGTTATGAGCAAAAATGGGATCAACGAATATGTGTTTCTGGATGAGCAACTATCAAATATGAGCATTAGAGATGCACAGTCTGAAAACTATTTTGAATTTAAAGCGCAAGATGGTGAGGTTTTGCGGTTAGATAAAAAAGGGTTTCATTACAAAGGCCAAACGATTGATGATGCAGGCGAAGCGCACAATTTGTTTACAAGCTGGATGAAAAAAGCAATGGGGCAAGTATGATCTTAAAAAGCGGTGAAGAATGGGAGCCTACAGATGAAGACGTTATCGAGTGGCAATCTACGTATAAGCAGATTGATGTTTTTGTGGAGCTTAAAAAAATGTCGAGTTGGCTCGATGCTAACCCGTCCAAGCGAAAGACTAAAGCGGGGATCAAGCGATTCGTCAATAGCTGGTTATCGAGGGCGGAAGATCGCGGCGGCAGTCCAGCGATGGCGAGTTATCAAAAGTCTGGAAAGAAAACATCTAGAGAATTATCAAATTTAGACGACATTACAGATATCACTTGGCTAGAAGGCCATATTAAAGAGCGTATGCGTGAGGTGTTTACTGAAAAATACGGGCAGGCTTACGATGGTTAGAAAAAAAATAACAGGTGAAGAACAAATGTCTGAAATATTATCAACCGAGCTTTATCAGTCTGGCGCTAGCTTTACAACGCAGGAAATGCTCGAAAATTGTACAAAAACCAAGTGTAAAAGTAGAATGACAATGCTTTTACGCGGAATGATTGAAATGGGACACGTTAGAAGGTACAAACAAGACGGTCTATATCACTTCATTAGAGCGCCTGTTAGCCTGCTAAAAAAGAGGTGGATTAGTGAAGAAGCCGAGGCTTTATGCCAAGGAAATATTGCAAGAACGCTCACGGGACAAGCGGCGCGAGATGCTTTTGTCCGTTCCCGAGCACTTGCAGGCACTGGTCAAACGTCATGTGGAGGTAGCTTATGAATCCAAACGATTTATATCAAAAGCTGATAACGGCAGGTAACGACTACGCAGACAAAGAACATGCAGCCAGTCTTTTAGAAGGCGCTTTAAAATCAATAAAAGCCAAAATAGCTATTCAGTACAAAGACTCTGGTTGCGGTGTTGCAGAAGCCGACATGAGGGCTGAAGACGACTGGGAATACAAGCAAGCCTTTCAAGCAAAGACTGACGCAAGACGTGAAGCCATGAAAGCCAAAGTACATTATGACAGTGTACGCGTTTGGGTTGATATCTGGCGAACGGTTCAAGCATCCGAAAGGGCTGCACACCAGTTTCAAACCTAACCACCTTGGGGGGTGGGATTATGATTGATTGGGAAACATTGTTAAATTACGCTTATACCGAAAGACAGGCCGAGTTAATTAATTACAAAATACAAGGCTTAACTAATGACGACATTGCGCAGAAATTAGGAATTAGCAGACGCGCTATCGAGCGTCACTTTCAGAAAGTTAACTTAGCAGCAGTCCGACAAGGCTACTCCCCTGCTCACAATATGGTACACACTGTACCCAGCGGCCATACTATTAAAGGTATATCAACTTACTATAACGATGAAGGAAAGCCAGTAGGCCAGTGGGTCAAAAGCCAAGCCGATACCGAGAGCTTATTTCAACAAGCGCTAGAAGACTTTAAAGAGGGATTGATTGAGGATGTTGCAGGGAAGGCAGCGCCAACAAAAAAACCAAAGCACAAAAAAGACACAGACTTATTGGCGTGTTATCTACTGGGTGACCATCACTTGGGTATGCTTGCATGGCCTCCCGAAACTGGCGGGCCTGCTTGGGATTTAGACATTGCCTGTACTACATTGTTTAACGCTGTAGATACATTGGCTCACGCGAGCAGTCACGCAGGTACAGGGTGCCTTGTGAATCTAGGGGACTTCTTTCACGCAAACAGTTTGAAGGGCACAACTGGTAATGATACGCCTTTAGATGTTGACGGCAGGGCTGGGCGCATTATCAACAGGGCTGGGCAATTATATAAACGCCTAGTAACTCGAATGTTGGAATCGCATGACGAGGTATGGTTGATTAATGTGCGTGGCAATCATGACCCAGACGCTTCGCTCTGGTTAAACGAAATGCTCAAAATGTATTACGAGAATGAGCCGAGGGTTAAGACGTTCGATAATTACAATAAATTCCTGCACTTTGTGTGGGGTGATAACTTAATAGCTTTACATCATGGAGATAGGATCAATGCTCAAAGAATTTATGAATCGGTTACGCGAAATCTGGCGAAAGAATGGGGTGAGTCTAAGCATCGTTTCGCATGGCTCGGCCATATACATCATAAACAAGCGCAAGAAATCGGTGGTATGCTCTTGGAACATTGGAACGTTCTACCGTCCCAAGACGCGTGGCACGCAGGCTCTGGTTACGGATCGAGCAGATCAATGACAAGCGTCTTATTGCATAAACAAGAAGGTGAACATAGTCGATTTAAGGTGAGCGTGTGAAGAAAAAATCAGACGGGAGCACAGCAAGTTACTACGAGTTGCCAAGTGATGCAGAGCAGTTGCAAGATTTGATTAGCTATAAGAATATGAACGCGCAGATAGGTGAGATTTTTAGGGCGTGCTACCGCTATGACGAGGTAGAGCACAGCGACATGTTACGCGATGCTAAGAAGATAAGGTTTTATGCTGATGCTGAGATTAAACGATTGGAGAGGTGGAGAAAATGATTGCGATAATGGTTTGTGATGACTGCGACCAGCAAATGACCGAGGTTTTTAACGCCAGTGAAAACAGGTTGAAAGGCTGGATGTGCGAATCCTGCTTAGAGTTTGTGCCTGCAATTGGACGCGAACGG